ATCTTTGGATACTCCACCTCTATTTGTCTGAGAGGCTGTTATAACAACAAGATCTTCATCTCTGCCAATATCTCTTAAAGCAAAATAATTACTTCCTTGTCCTTCATATGATTTTGCGTTTTTATTAAAGACCGTTTCATTAGGAGCCATCAGATCCGCATAGTCAATGAAGATAGCATCAGCCTTAAATCCTTTGTTCTTCAGAGCCTTTAAATGTGCCCTAATTTTCGAGGGAGTTAATTCATAGGAGTTGTACTCAGCAATGACTAGCTCGCCCTTACAATGCTCATCTAGAGACTTACGGACGATATCCTTATTATCTTGCGACTCATACACTTCCTGTTGTTTAATATCTGAGAAATTAGCATCAAATCTCATACCTATTTTGGCATAGGACATTTCTAATGTATAGAACACAACATTAAGTCCCTGTCTTAACATATTCGATGCTAAAGCAACCATAATCATTGATTTACCAACGCCTGATGGTGCCATAATAACAGCAATTTGACCTAATTCAATTCCGCCATTCAACACATCTTTATTGTCAAGAATTGTTCCGGTTGGAATTGACATTCTTTTCGTAAGAAGAGATCTCTTTTCCAATTCATCTTTATAGAAATGCCCAAGTTCATTTTTGTGACCTATCTGAATCGCATTCGACATTTCTTCTACAATTTTTTCGGCATCAAAATCTTCTTTGTCTAGATTCTTTACCATCTCTACGATTTTAGCAGACAGGACATTTCTTTTGCAGAATTTATATATTGAATCTTGTATGATTACAGAATCCGCGCCAATTGGTTCATTTTTTATTTCCTTTAGAAATTCTATAATATTTCTTTTTAATAATTCATATCCTTTGTTTTTAGATAGTTCATCCTTAATGGATAATATTAAAGTATTAATTTCGGGGAATAATTGATATTTCTTGTAATAAGAAAAATAAATACCAATAATAACTGATAGATATTTCTCTGTAAAATAAGACTCATCAACTATCTCTATCATACTTTCCGCCCACTTTTGATCTTGTATAAGACATTGAGCTATTTTCTTTTGATATTCTGGACCTTTAGAACTAAAGGTCAAATCTACAGAATAGTTTTCATTGTTGGAAGACGACATATAATGCTATCCTTTCTTGTTTGTGAAATTGGTTAATGTAATTATTCTTCTTCTTTTGCGTCTTCTTTCTCTTCGACATAAACAGTTTCATCTAAATAATATTTTTCTTTTTTTGCTCTAATCATTAGAGAGCTAAATCTATCTAAAAATCTATTTCCTAGAGAGTCAAATGTGAATCCATCTTTTATGGAATTTTTCATAAGTTTAATTCTTTCAAATGGATACATTGCATCCGTTTCATTTTTTAATACTTTCTCTAGAGACATAATGTGAGAACTTGTTAAATGAACCGAATCCAAATTCATTAATTTCCAATTTCTTCTTAATATATCAAATTCTTCTATTATCTTTTTATGATTCTTTGTCTTTGACTTCTCTTCCATTTTTTCTATATGTTCAAGTATATCAACCAATGAATACTCTTTATCTTCTTTTAAGAATGGAAAATTGTTTTCAATAAACTTGACTCCTACTCCCTTGATTCCTGTCACATTATCTGATTTATCCCCGAGGAAAGCTCTTGACAGAACAACATTTTTGCAACTAGCTGCGAATTCTTCTTTTACTTTCTCAGGATCAATCAAGACTTTTTTGATCGGATTAAAAATTTTTACTTTATCATTTATTAATTGATAAAAGTCTTTGTCTGTTGAAACAATAATCTTATTCTTTTCTCTAGGTAAAACTTTGCATAGATACATAATCATATCATCAGCTTCACATCCAAAAACTGCATATTGTTTTACCGGAAGAAAAGCTAAGTAATTGCGAATCAAATTAGCAATCTGCTTATATTCATCTGCATCCTCTGGATCAAACTCATCAATTCGGTTAAGTCTTCTTGGTCGTCTTCCATTCTTATATTCTGGATAAATGCTTCTTCTCCATGGAGAACCAGAACCGCCTTCCCATATAATATGAACATGTGATGGAGTAAATTGATGAATCATATTTGATAATGATTGGAGAAATGTGGTAATTCCTCCAATAGCATCACCGTGAGATGACATTCTGGGAGAAGCCACAAATCCCCTAATAAAAAGATTGTGTGCGTCAATAATAAGAACTGGCATAGATGTTAATTTATCTACATTCATAGTATATCTTGCTCATTGGAAAATAAGTGTTTCAATGCTCTTGTGTGAAAGCCAAGTATAACACAGGACCGACACACAATGTCACTACTTAATGACGAAAGATGACTATCAAAACCTTACCTTATCATAGTCAAGAACATTGACATTGGATATTGCCAGTGGTTTATATATTCTGTAACAATTATATCTTCTAGCAAATCCCGCAACATACTTGTAATAAAAATCATAGCTTCCTATGTTCATATTACTTGCAACTCTTTTGTCTATGATTTTCTTAAGTGCGGGTATTTTATCTAGATATCCATTGGAAGTAGACCAGTTTGGATTTGAGATCTTCATTAGCATTGCCCTTTCTCTAGAAGGAAGGTTCTTTAGGTTTATGCCATGCATATTTCCATTCCATCTTGGAGTTACGACAAGAACGATAGGTGCTCTATCTGTTGCGCCAGGACTATTGTATGTGAAAGAAATAATATCACACATGTTGTACGTAGACATAAAATAAAAATCCTCTAGCTAATATTTGTATTAATTAACTAGAGGATTTTTATGTAAATGAATATGAAGAATTTTTTATGTTTTTTTATGCTACGTTTCTAAATTCTATTTGTGTTCTAACTTGCGGCGAAACCTTGATAGATCCCATCACTCTTACAACACTATATATTGCCTCTTTATCTACGATCTGATTTCTCAGGAAAGACTTTGCGTCCTCTATTGTTACGAATTCCAAAAATTCATTCTGTTCATTTGTTACATATGTTATTTGGTTATTTATTTCTTGTGTTAATCTTATTATTCCTGTGTTTCTATTTTTCATTGTCTTATCTATTTCCTATGTGTATTTATGTTTATTATTTTGTTAATTGTTATTTATTCTTCATCTTCATATTCACTTAATTTCTCTCCTGATAATCCTCTTGCGAGGGTTCGCATTTCGTCCATCTCAATTTTATTAATAAGATAGCTATCATCATCGTCAGTATCATCTTCTTCATGAAGTTCGGCATATTCATATTTTCTTCTCCATATTAATTCTAGCAGTTGTTCCATTACATCATGCCATTCTTCTGAATTCACAAAATCCGCCATACCAATGTTCTTAGAGAATTTCGCTTCAAGTACACTTGGCATTTCTTTCTTCCCTTCTGGGTTTACAGCAGGATCAAAAACCATTGCTGTGTATTTACCAGCAGCTTCATGAAGAACAAACCTAAGATTCTTTCCGTTATAAACAACATCGACAGGATCTTTAATTCTATTCAATTCTTGAACAATCTGCTGATGTTCATGCGGACCACTCAAATAATCCATTGTAAATTCATAAGATCTGAATGGAGGGCCACAGCGGTTCTTAATGATCTTTGCGCGAACGTCCGCTGACTTTCCTTCCATTTGATCGCCAGATCCCGTAGTCTGCATATTCTTCTTATTTAGCTTTACAATAACCGTACACCAGTGAAGCATACCTCTTCCGCCTGATTGCGTTTCGTTATCACCATACGTGACAGTCAAGTCAATATTTAGCTGATTTAAAACAATCAATGCGATATTTTCTTTTGCTATCTTCTGACCGATCTTTCTGAAACCAGCGCCGATGACTCTTGCCCTTTCACCCATTAGTTTCTTGATATCTGTCATATCAATTTCCTGTTCTCTTTCGGTAGCCGTTCCCGCCAATGAATCCCAAATGAACAGAAGCTTCTTATCTTTTGTTGCAGGATTTTCTCTGAATTTATTGATAAGGAATTCCATTCGATTGAATACTTTTTCAACGGTAAGATCAGTGACAACCATTGTC